TCTATTTCTTCAATACTATTAAGTGTCATAACTCACCCCCTTGAGTTACTTCCTCTAATATTTTTTGAGTAATAGTTAAGCTATCTTTTTGCTTGACCAAATCAATTATCATACAAGCGTGATACTTACTTAATGGTAAAGAGTAATCCAATCCTTCTCTATGACAGAAATCATTTATCACCCATAGTTGTTTTGATGTTGCAAGTTCTTTGCTTTCTTTCAATGCTCTTAATATTTTTTCTCTGCGTTCAGTGGTCATGATTTATTTCTCCAAATAGTTATATTGTTTTTGTTACTAAGTCCATGTTACCATAGTGTATAGTTCCTGTCCACTTATTTAATAAAAAAAGTTGGATTGATTCTAAGCTATCTAACTCTCTATTCTAGCCTACTTTATTTATAGCCATACAAAGCTATCAGGCAAGGTGAGTTCGTTGAATTGATACTCTCAGTATAAAAAGTTTCTTCTTAGGAAACATAAATTAATTTATAAATGAGTGGTATATTCCTATACACATATGATATAATATAATCTGATTAACTAAGAAAGGAAATACAAATGTCATACGATACTAATATTAAAATACCAATGTCAAAAACTGCGTCATTATCTGACGCTCATTTTATGGCAGAGGAAACATGGGTAGAAGTTGGAAACAATCCTATCAATAATTTTTCTAGCGAGGGCGAACAAAAAGAATTTGATAAACTTGTTTATGCTCATGCTTTACATGATGAAAGTTTTATCAAATCATTTATGGAAATCTACACACACTACAAGGGGAAAAAATAATGTCATCATATATAAATCATTTTAAAAAGACTGCCGAACAAAACGCAAAAGATTTGCAAGACATCCCAAAAAATTGGGAGTCAATGCAAGACGCAGACCAAGATGAAATTGCTCAACTAAATAAGCAAGAGTATTTAGAGGAACAAAAAGAGTTGGAAGAAAATAACCCGACTCAATCCGAACTCTTGAGAGATGTTGGTATGAGTCATTCAGATTTTATTTAATCTATCTAATACCCTACTAATTTGGTAGGGTATTTTTTTGCCCTCACTTTGTTCGGGCTAAGTAAGGATTCGCTAGTCGCTCAGTAAAAGCTAAAAGCAAAAGCAATAAGGTAAGCCTGTCGGCTTTGTCTATGCTCTTAATGTTTCAAAGAGCAGAAACAACCGAGCGAAAGCAAAAGATAATCGACAAGAAGTGGTGCGAAAATCGAGGACAAAAAAAACCCCTCAGTTACGAGGGGGAAAAATATATTTTATTACGGAGTTAGTTTGGATAACACCATGTAATTTTATTTTCATCGCCATCGGTTTCAATATCACTCCAACGATTAGCAAACTTTTCTTTTATCTGTTGCAAAATAAAACTTGTATCTGATTGCTCATAATTATTTGCATCCATGCTTTGATAATTTAAACATTGAATCATATTAATTAATTCAGCAATTGAAAGATTAAAATCTTTACGCTTCAAAGTTTCTTGTCCGACCTCAGTCAAAAATTCTCTGTCGTGTTGGTCGTGTCTGTGTTGTGGGTATCTGTCATTGACTCCCTTTAAATTTCCATAACCTAACATGACTGCAAGAACTGTTTTGAATGGTAACTCTTTTGCTTTACTTGTTGCCCTGTGTAAATCAATCTTTTGATTTGTTACTGGGTTATAGAATGTTTCACTTCTGTGTGGAAGTGCGTCGTAATGTTTTGATATTTCTGCGATGTGTTTTGCATCTACTACAAATGAACTCATGATTTTTTCTCCGTTGTTTTCGGGGGCTAGATCCCTACGGGAATTCGCCCCCTGTTAAAATTAATTAAATGTTTCTAATGTGTGTTTATCAATCCAGTTTTTAAACTGCTCGTAAACTTTTTGCTTGTTACCTTTAAAACCAAACTCTGATTTAATTCTAGCGTAGCAAGTGCGACCTCTCGTCAATTGCATACCCTTAAATTTAATTTCAGTTTCTAAACCAATCAATAAAGTTTTTAATCTATAAAGATTTATTTGTTCTGGCTTGTCTAAAATAATACTCATAATTTTTACTCCGTTTGTTGTGGGGGATTTCTCCCCCTGTTAAAATTATTCCTCTTCTTGTTCTCTGACTACTTCAAAAGTGCCACCAAGATGTTCAACAAGACTCTCCAAATTTCTCATTATTTTGGAAGCGCGTTCTAAAATATGCGACCATGTATTATCGAAAACCATTACTAATTGATTATGGTTTGTTGCATTTCTTCCGATTTCTAGAGATGACCTTTCATTTAATAGCGTGCAAATGTTTTCTATTTGTCGCCAATCGTTCCAAGTTTTTAATGTGTCTTTTTTATTTTTTTTGAATTCAATGTCAAAAACTATTCTTGTTGTGTTGTCTATGTTTTTCATTTTTGTTACTCCGTATAATTAAAAAGTGTTTTTCTTTGTAACTGGTTCTATTATATCAAATTGGTAGAGGTGTATAAAGTTTCTATAGAACCACAGCAGACAAGTTGGTAGTCCAGATTAAAATATAGTTGTTTAACCTGTTGACTGTTTTCTGGTTCAACTGATAAAATCTAACTTAGTTTATGAGCAGTCACCAAGTAGCTAGAAAATTATATGTTTAGTAATAGTTTTGTATTTTGTGCGTTGCTCTTTCGTGGAAGATAATCTTTTAAATATCTTATACCCCTCATACATTTACTTTGCTCTCACAAATGGGCGTAACTAAGCTCCTCTGTCGCTAAGTTACGCATTAAAGGACGAGCCTAAGAGTCGGCTCGGTACAGCAAGGCAAAGGCGCACCAGCTAAACAAGTGGCTGGTGAAGGGCTTTGCAAAGAACGCAAAGTATTTCTTTGTGCTCGGGCTAGAATAAGCCTAGAATAATATGAGTTGGGTTTGACTCCAATTATTTCCAGCCTTATTGCCAGCCCTCGCAAAGTCAAAGGCTCTGTAACAAAGCTTTGCTTTGTTTATTTTAATACAATGCCTAAAGGCATTGACCTTTGAAAAGCATACGCTTTTCAACCTCCCCTACGGGGAGGCTCATGCTTGCATGAGAAGGAATATAAACCCTCCAACTTACAAAAAACAGAATTTCATTTTTTAATTGTGTTATAATACCCACAAGACAACTCTAATCTGAGCCTTATGGCAGAACCTAAAAGAAAAGCAGGAAACCCTAACTTCCACAAGGGTATGAAACCTTTGAACCCAGCAGGAAGAACTAAAGGCTCTGTTAATAAGTATGCTGCTCTTTCAAGAGAATTAATGTCGACTAAGTCGCCAGAGATTGTAGCAAAGGTATTAGAGAAAGCATTAGAGGGGGATGTACATTGTTTAAAAATGTGTTTAGACAGAATACTTCCTGTTCACAAAGCTGTAGATTCTACACGCACTAAGGCTGATGCCCAAGTAATAATTAATGTTTCCTCTCTGGAAGGCATACAACAAAAACTTGATGTGACTCCAGAGGGTGAACTTATTGAACCAGAAGAAAAATCTGATGATGAGGTTATTGTTAATATAGACTCAACACCAATGGCGGATAAGTTTGGCTGAATTAGACATTAATTTACACCCTGCTCAACTGCAGATATTCCAATCCAACAAAAGATTTAAGATAGTCGCTGCTGGAAGGCGATTTGGAAAGTCCTACCTATCTGCTTGGTTATTGCTCATTAATGCTATACAGTCAGAATCTAAAGATGTATTCTATATAGCACCGACCTTTCAACAAGCCAAAGACATTATGTGGTCTATGTTGAAAGAATTAGGAAGAGATTTAATAACCCAAGCATACGAGAACACCGCAGTTCTTACTCTGATAAATGGTAGGAAGATATACTTAAAGGGCAGTGATAGACCAGAAACCTTGAGGGGCGTGGGCTTGTCATATGTTGTGTTAGACGAATATGCTTCTATGAAGCCTATTGTATGGGAACAAATCATAAGACCTACACTTGCTGATGTAAAAGGTAGAGCCTTATTTATAGGTACACCTGCTGGTAAAAATCATTTCTTTGATTTGTATCAAGACGCATTAGAAGATGAGGAAAACTGGGATGCGTTTCAATTCACCTCTATTGATAATCCTTTCTTACCACAAGAAGAGATACAGGCTGCGAGTAAGTCAATGTCCTCAATGTCGTTTAGGCAAGAGTTTGAAGCGTCATTTGAAACCTTTAGTGGTGGTATATTTAAAGAAGAGTGGTTTAAAGAAGATGAAGAACCAGATGAAGGTAACTATTGTATCGCTATTGACCCAGCAGGTTATGAAGATAGTGAGAAGGAAAGAAACCTTAAACGCTCTCGATTAGACGAAACATCTATTGCGATTGTTAAGATTGACCGTGATAAGTGGTGGGTTAAAGATATAATACATGGTCGCTGGAATATTAAAGAAACAGCTAAAAAAATTCTTGGTGCTGCGGTTAGGGTTGAGTGTAACTCTGTAGGTATAGAAACTGGAGCATTGCGTAATGCTATATTACCTTATTTGGAAGATGAAATGAGGACAGAAAACAAGTGGCTGTCGCTAATAGAGTTGCGTCATGGTGGTAAAAAGAAAACAGATAGAATAACATGGTCGCTACAAGGTAGAATGGAACATGGTCAGATAACATTTAATCCAGATAAAGACTGGAGGGCGTTTAAAAACCAAATGTTAGATTTTCCAAACAGGATGGCACATGACGATTTGCTTGACTCACTCGCCTATATTGACCAAGTAAGTGTCAGCGACTTCGCCCACACAATTGAATTAGAAGAAGAATGGAGTCCAGTAGATGATATTGCAGGATATTGAAGATTTAAATGATAAAGATTATGAAGATGTATTACAGTTTAGTGCTGATGAGTCTACCTTAAAGTTAAGGTATGTTGCAGCACTTTCTATTATTGCAAATTTTGCAAATGACATAGACCCTACTTTAGTACCCGATGATGAAAAAGTAGACTTATCTATATGTAAGATGATTATGGATGGTCATATTGAAATAGAAGAACTCATTGATACCATACATTAATACTGTGTTTTG